CGCTAAACACGTACACACTCCTTTGCGGTCTCCCCCTCGACTTGAAATTGGGATGTTTCCTAGCCGGAAGAAAAACAGCTAATATACTATATACCCACCTATTCGTGTATCCAGGTGTTGACGAAAGCTCATACTGGACCCCCGCACCGTACTCCTGGTGTCGTATAATAGTGAGTCGTTTTGTGAATTTTAAGAAAAATTCTCTAAGGCTGCTCCCCCTTATTAAATATAGTGAGACGATAGTAACTTCAGGTAGAAGTTTACCCGGCGCAATTAATGCTGAAGACATGTATTTCGATTGATTGTAAATGGCTACTGTACTCCTACAGCCGCTGCTCTTTTATAGAGGCCTTATTCTAGGAGCTCCCATATTTTCTGATTTCCTTTTCTATGGATTAGAAAAGCAATCCGTTACTGTAGTTCGTAATACTACACTTTAGGATACGACGTTATTGCGATAACGTACACAAGCATTTTTATGCTTCCTATCGTATGAAACTAATAATATGCGGATGTTAGTAGGGTCATATCCTGAACACTTCTGCGACCACAAATATGAATTCCTCAATAAACAAAGTAAACTACAAGAAACTCGTTGCTGACCTGCTTTTTGTCCGTGGACACCCGATGTATGATGAATGGAAAGAATGGCAAGAAATTGCTTATAATTACCACTCTCCTATGACAAAAGCTTTACAACGGAAAATTAATAAAGGAATTGCTCGAAATAATGATGAATCGATTGATACAACTATGGCTGCGATGTCAATGAGTGATGAAGTTTTCTTCGGAAAATTAGCTCATTTACATCATATATATCAGGCAAACGATGTTAACCAATATTGGCATGATCAGTTTAATAACATGAAATGTCGTATAGAACGTATAACTGGTGATTGCAATTGTTATCAAACCACTCAAGTTGATGAGTCGTGCAATTATTATAGAGAACATCTCCAAGCACATATAATCGGAATAATGTGGGCGTACTTTTCTTACAGTAACCCACCTAAAAGATGGAAGAAGTATTATACTCGCTTAGAGCGAGTTATTTTATCTTTGACCGTTAACCGACTTCGCTTTTTCACTTTGGACATGATTACAAAGCCTGATGATTATTCAGGTAAAGGAAAGAATCTATTAAGAGAAATGTATAAACGTGCATTTCTCGATGGAATTACTATTTCTCGATTTGTTGAGAAAATGGAACAAATTAAACATATTCTGCCCCGAGCACAAGGTGGCCTTACGAACCAGAGCACAAGTGAGGACATCTTCTCGGAAGAACTTATACCAACTGCCCAGAGAGTATTTGAAAAATACTCAATGGAAGAACTTTTTAAATGGACTCGAATTCGTCAACAGGGATTATTTTCCATTGATGTTAATCACAGATTTGATGATGCGGACCTTGATAAACTTAAAAACCTTATTAAGGATTCGCAAGATTCATTCTGTAGTACCATGGATGCGACAATGTCAACTGTCGCCTCTAAAATAACTGTAATATTTGTTACTGCTGGTACTGTGGCTCTTTTAACGAAATTAGCTACTGGTATTGCTAGTGACATTATATATAAGCTTTTACATTTAATTTATAGTTTAGTATTTAGAGGAGACTCTGCTAGTGCAGAAGACTCCTATAGGATAGTTAAACAACAATCTGGTGGATTGAATGGAATTTCTATTCCTTTCTTACCCACTATGATTTTAAATCATGTGATCTCAGCGCCACCCACTGTCCTTAAGACTATTTGGCGCAATAAAGAAATTGATACCATAATGAAACGACTTGGATATCTCGGTGATCCGAAGATAGATGCTGGAATTGATCGTGTATTAGTCTGGGTGAAGAGACTCTTCACCCGTGTTATGAACTGGTATTCACGTGAAATTTTAGGTGTGTCTGTCCCTGATGATATAGATAGCGATTCGCACGTTATTTCCAAGTGGAACGAAGAAGTTGACGAAGTAGTTAAAGGCTACTTTGAAGGCAACTTTGTTTGGTCTGAAACTTCATGGTCTGTTGTATATAACTTATATGCGCGTGGATTAACTTTTACGCGCTCTAAGGAATATCGTAAGCAGCATTATGATGTTTGGCGTATTGTAAATAAATTAGGTAATCTTTTAGAGAAGTTTAAGAGTCATCAGATAGCTGGTCAAACAATTCGCAACCCTCCAGTTACGATATTTATGACCGGTGATACTGGTGTAGGAAAGTCAACTATTACTTATCCTATGTCTTTTAAGATTTTACAAGGAATCTTTCAGCGAGAGAAATCTCCAATTGATCTTGCAAAGACTTGGAAAAGTATGGTGTATACCCGAAATGCGGAACAGGAATTTTGGGATGGTTATGAGAACCAACTTGTAACTGTCTTTGATGACTTTAACCAAATTTCGGATTCACCTTCGAATCCATCTCTTGAACTTTTTGAAATAATTAGAGCTAGTAATGTATTCCCATATCCTTTACATATGGCAGCGTTAGATCAAAAAGCTAACACTTGCTTTACTTCTAAGATAATTATAGTAAGCAGTAATATGGAGAAGCCAAAAACTTCTTCTTTAAATTACCCATCTGCTTTAGAGCGCCGCTTTGACGTGTGTATTCGCGTTAAACGTGCTCCTGGCAAAACAGGACGACTTCCAAAGTTTGATCCTGAAGCTTACGTATTTGAAGAATACGATATGGCAACTTCAAACACAATTGCGACCTTAACCTTCGATGAGTTAATAAGTAAATGTGTTGACAGCTATTTTGCACGGCGTGAGTTTGTGGATAGCATTGATCAGTATATTGCTGACCAGTGTGACACCACAAATGAACAGACTCTCCCTCAACAACAAGGAGGTCTTGAATTGAATGCTCTTGCAGAAGGAGAACCATCAGCTGGATTAGATCCTAATTATCGTTTTCCCGATGCAAGAAATGTGGCTGGGCGTGACGATATGTTGCAACATAGTTTGCGCATAGCTGAAACTCGACCACCTATTTATTCAAGAGCCTTTGCGGCTGCGTGTAATATGATATATACACGCAGGACAGCTCCTCCATCTCCAACAATGGAGGAACAAATTCAACAATATCGTCGAAGACATATTGTTGATGACGAGAGAAGATGGTGGTGTGATCTTCGAACGATCACATCACGTGTGCGAGCTAGATGCGTTCAGTTGCATGAAGCTTGGATACTATTTAAGACACAACACCCTTATTGGGCTAGTGCTCTGAAGATAGTTGGATGGCTTTTTGCAGGACTAATGTTCTTGAAAGCATTTACTCAAGTTGCTGGATTATTTAAGAATAAGAAAGCTAGTAAACCTATGATGAGCGAAATTGATTTTCTTAGGGACTTTGGTCCCCGTCAAAATCATACTCGTTCGGAGGGTTACACGCCCGCTATTCAAGCTAAAACCGTAAAGGTAGAAGGCTATAATAATCCAGCGGTAAAAACTGCTAAAGTTGAAAGTTACACACCAGTAGCTCAACCTAGGGCAGTGAAGGTAGAATCAGTCGCCTTTGATCCAAAGACTGGTCTCCCCGAAGCTCAGGGAGTAAAAGATCTTAATGCCACTGAGATTTTGCTTACAGTTGCAAGAAGGAATCTCTATAAGATGTATGAAACATCGACTGGAATTCCTATAGGCCACGTATTTTTCCTTCGTGGGAAAATTTGCGTAATGCCGAAACATTTTGTAGCTGGTTTACAGCAAGCATTAAGAATAAACCCGGATGCCTGTGTTTATTTCAAATCTGTTTTATTAAATAGAGCATTTGAATGTCGCATAGGCGAACTCTTGGAAACCAGAATTGATTTTCAGTCACCGGATGAGAGCAGAGGTCCGGTATATACTCGGGATTTAACAGCAATGGTTTGTAATACTTCCATTGTCCATCCTGATTCAATATCACACTTTTGTTCTCGAAATTCATTGAGTCATGTAGATTCCACTGAGGTTATTATGCCAGTAATGGTAGAAAATAACATAAGGAATTCTGATCGCGACATTGTTATGCTTCGTTTTAGACGAGGTAGAACTGCATTGACGCGTGAAGAACTCTTGAGAGTGGGCGATGACGACGGACGCGAAATTCGTTGGATTCGTGATGCATGGCGATATGAAGCTGATACTCAACCAACTGAGTGTGGAGCGCCTGTCATAGTTCGTAATACACAGATTAGTCCCGGAAAAATCTGTGGTTTCCACGTTGCCGGACTTGAAGGAACTGGAGAAGGATGGGCAACGCCCTTCTATCAAGAAGATGCTGTTGCTATCATCTCTATGTTTCCTGAAGAGAAAGGCTTCTTTCAGAGACAGCGAGCTATTTTAGGTGAATTTCCTAAGGAACAAGGGCAAGTTCCTCAGGAAGCTGAATTTATCCGTCTTGGAACGATTCAGCGACCGGTTGCCCAACCCCGACATACGGCTATCCGACCTTCTGAAAGTCATGGGCGCATTAGAGATCCGATTTCTAAACCATGCGCTTTGACTCCAGTGGAGGTTGATGGCCAGACCTTTGATCCTAGAAGTTACCGCTTGGGGCGATTAGGTAATGTTCCGCAAACGATCCCAAGGGACATTATTGAAAACTCTAAGGCTGCACTTTTAGACGAAATTTCGTCTGTATTTTCAGCTTCCAAAGATGTTGAAACTGCAAATTTGAAAGCAGTTTATTCATTTGAAGAAGCTATTATGGGTATCGATGGAGAACCGTATATTAATTCAATTAAACGTACTACTTCTCCTGGTTATCCATTTATACAGACGCAAGGCTATACCCAACGGAAGCAATTCTTTGGAGCTGATATGGATTATGATCTTTCTTCGCCGCAGTGTGAGGAATTGAGAAAGCGCGTTCGTGCTATTATTGATTCCGCTAAACGTGGTGAAGTCCTTGATCATTATTTTGTTGACACTCTAAAGGATGAAAGAAAGCCGAAACATAAAGCTCATAAGACGCGATTATTTTCTGCAGGCCCATTGGATTACCTTGTTGTTTGCAAGATGTATTTCAATGGCGTCGTTGCTTTATTACAGAAGAATCGTAATTGGAGCCATGTTTCGGTTGGAACCAACCCTTATTCTGAGGATTGGGGAGAGATTGTTAAGACCTTATTGCAGAAATCTAATAAGATGGTTGCAGGTGACTTTGAGGGTTTTGATGCGAGTCAGCATCAACTCCTTTTAGAAGCTTGCGGTGAGATTTTTGTAGAATTGGCCAAGCGACATCTCGGTGCAACAGAAGAAGATTGTAAAATTATGAGAATTTTACTTGTATCACTCTTTAATTCCTTGCACATAACTGGAGATGAAGTTTACCAATGGACACATTCTCTTCCTTCTGGTCATTACTTAACTGCTCCTATAAACTCTGTATTCGTAAATTTGGCATTTGGATGTGTATGGCAGCTTGCATTTTGCAATGTGAGCTACATATTCGCCCGCGCTTTTTGGAAAGAATGCGGAATAGTTGCATATGGTGATGATCATATCCTCGCAATTCCCCCTTCACGACTGGAAATCTTTAATCAATTCACTATCCCAAAATTTTTCAAACAGATAGGTTTATCTTATACAATGGAAGATAAGGATGCTGATGTGACCCGGCCCTTCCGAGACATCTTTGAGATTTCATATCTTAAACGAGGTTTTAGAAGAGATGAAGTGACAGGTCGATGGCTTGCGCCATTATCCCTGGATGTAATACTGGAGACGCCTATGTGGATGCATAAGTGTCCTGACCCAGTAAACCAGACTATTGAGAATTTAGATTGGGCTCTTAAAGAGCTTAGTCTTCATGATCATAAGACATGGTATACATGGGCCCCAGTAATACATGGAGAACAGGTGAGATTAGGCCACTATACAGAGTTTGTTAATCAAACAGACACACGTTTAGTGGTACTTTCACAAAACCTTGAAATGTGATCTTGTAGTCATAGGAAAATTCCTGGCTAATAATATGACAAACAGTGCTATTTCAAGAGATCCTGCTCTATTTAGAGTTACCGCCCAGGATGGGATGAGGCAGCCCCTCAATATCCAGGGCAACCAGGTAGGCAGTGAAGTTTAAGTCGACTTTACATAGCTGAAAATCAGACTTGCTATTAATAATCAAACTAGTATAAGAGATACTACCTCTGCAACGCAGGCCGAATCGGCAGAAGTAGCTCCCCAAATAACTAATTCGGCGGAAGAGCAAGTGCAAACAACAACATTTGCTGATGATTTAGGCATAATAGCTGAGCCTCTCCCAGGAGAGGTTCCGTTACCGCCTTTAGCAACTATGCAACATTCTGATGCACGTACACATTCAATAATATCATATTTAGGACGACCTCAAGTTCTGAAAACATTTCAATTTTCAGGCCAAAACCGAGGTGATATAATAGCCAATGTCAGGGTCCCTGACACACTTTTAGATCAACCAACTAAATTATATTTAGACAAACTCGATGGATTCACATCTTTTCGAGCTACAGCAGTTCTTAAATTGCAAATTAATTCTGAACCATTTCAATGTGGACGATTGATGATGTACTCTGTACCAATGCCTAATCTCGTTGGTAATAGAGGTGCATGGGTTGACAAACACGTCAGCATGGCACAAGCTCTCCATAATGTACAATTAGATATAGCTAAACAAACAGAAGTAGAAATACGTATTCCCTTTGTTTCTCCATTTAATTCGTATGATTTAATTCAAGGCAAGTATGCATGGGCAGATGTGAAAATTATGGTTTATTCTAAACTTGCTGCAATAGGTGTAACATCACTTGAATGTCTTTTATGGGGACATTTTGAGGACGTGGTACTTGGTGCTCCTACCTCAGGAAAACCATTATATTCGCCTCGTTCTTTACCTAAGCAGCAATCTGGTCGAATTCAACCATTAACTGGATCATCTCCCTTACGCAAACCTTCCGCACAAACAGTAAATACTGTAAGGGAAAAGGAAGCAACTGGATTTATATCAAAAATATCGAAAGGAGCCCAGGGCTTCTATGAAGGTATTGGAGATACCGTTCCAGCTTTGAAACCTGTTACAGATATCTTCTCGGGTTTATCCAAAGCCACAGCGAGTGGTTTGGGAGGTATAGCCTCAGGGCTATTTTCCTTACTTGGATTTTCAAAGCCAATACCGTCGCACGCAGGTGTGACGGTGCTTTCTCGTCCTGCACAGTATTTTACAAATATTAATGGTAATGATCATTCTCATGTACTTTCTCTCGATGTTCTAAATTCTATAGATGAGTATCCTGCTTTAGGCGGAACAAATCTTTCAGAAACCAGTTTGGATTATCTCAAGAAAATACCTCAATATATTACAAATTTCTGTTATGGCAAGGATTCGAAATATGGAACACCTCTTGCAGCGTGGTTCGTATCTCCGATGAATGTTATTCCAATGACTTCTACTTTAACAATAAATAAAGGTACAGATCAAACAGCTTTTCAACCAACAGTATTAAATTACATTTCAAGTGTATTTGAGTACTGGAGTGGATCATTAGTTTACACAATTCGTTTTGTTAAGACTGATTACCACTCTGGGAGAGTTGAAATTTCTTTTCATCCCTTTGTTTTCGGACCAATTGATTCTAAAAGATTAGATTATGTATATAGGTTAGTTGTAGATTTAAGAGAAAATTCAGAAGTAAGTTTTGTTGTACCCTTTATTTCTCCACAACCCTGGAAGAAGATCAGAGACCATTATAACCCTACACAACAAGGAAAACCTAGCCCTGCTCCTTTAATAGTAGATCCGTCTACAGAAAAATATGAAGGTAATTATGAACCATATACAACAGGTCAAATTTATATCAGAGCTTTAACACCCCTTGTTTGTGCATCCGCTATCATAGCTCCTACAATAGAATGTCTTATTGAGTGTAGAGCTGGAGATGATTTCAGATTGCAATGTCCAGATAAAAACCTGTACTTGCCAATGGCGTTTTTAACAACTACTAAGCAAGCTTCAGGCGGTCGTCTGGCTAAACAGCAATCTGGTGTGGTAGCACTTCCTGGTACTCAGGAAACGCGAACAGGTAGCATTGAGGGTTTCATGCCTCCAAGCATAACTGGAAATGATGCTGATATCCACACTGATGATACACAACGCTTTTGTGCCGGTGAGTTGTTTCAGGATTATCTCTCTCTTACTCGTCGTTTTATGTATTGTGAAAATCCGGAAGTTGATGGAGGCAGTGTTCTTTACAGGGATGCAATGTATTACGTACGTGCACCTTTTGTTGACATTGTCGAAATGACTGGTACAGGAATTAAGCAATTGAGATTTGATAGAGCCCCTACCCCCCTAAATTACGTTAGTTCAATGTACGCCTTTTATAGAGGAGGCTTTAGAATTAAGACATATAGTCATAACCCTAATTTAGATTTAACTACAGTACAAATTTTCCCAGCAATAGGAAATGAGTACTTGTCGAAAGCAATCTCTCAATTCAATTATATGGGAGCTTGCGCATATGAACAAACAGTGCAGAAGAGATTCGGCGAATTTCAAATTCCGTATTATTCACCAACACTCTTAACGGCTTTTTGGCCTCAGAGAGTAGATACGGAAGAAAGTTCACAGTTTAGTCAACCGACTATTAAAGTCGCTATCTCTGCCACTAATATGACGAAAGACGATGTATATATAGCATCAGCCGCGGCTGATGATTTTACCCTCCACACTTTTATAGGAATACCGCCAGTATTACCAAATACTTTGGTTTCCTCTTTTGCAAGTGGTGGAGCGGGAGTCTATCTCATAAATAATGCTGCACTATCTGTAAATCCAAAGATGCCTTTAGATCTTTCAGGCATTGATAAGGATCCAAAAGGTTCAGGCACTTTCCTTCAGATTAGTGACTTCTCATTAGCAGATGTCACGAAACCATGTTGGAATCCACCATCGCTTGAAACAATTGTATAGGATTTACAAAGTTTGTTGGACCGCGAAAGCAAGCAGCACGCGCGGCCCCTAGATATAACTAACTTTAACCAATCGCGTAGTAAGGAGTCGTTACGGCCCATATGGCCCTCTCCTAGCTTGATAGATTAGTCATCTAGTTAAGTCATATCCGGAGCAAGGATTTTTGCCCCAGAAGGTTCACCTTCACTCACTTTGAGTGTTGGCGTCACAGTCCCCTTCTGGGGCTGTCCTTCTGTGGATTTTGTACTTGCAAAGGAT